GGACAGTGAATTACGCCGGTCGCCGCACCGCTGGCAGAAGGGCATTTCGGGCAATCCCAGCGGAAAGCCTCGCCTTGGGCCGGGCGTGGCCAAGGTCCGCGCTGATGTTCGCGCTGCCGCAAAGGAGTGGACAACCAAGGCAATCTCGACGCTTGGTGGCGCTTTGACGACCAAAGGCGTGCCTTGGAGCGTCAAAGTTCAGGCGGCTAATGCGCTCCTCGACCGAGGCTGGGGACGACCTACCGAAAGCCTCGACGTGTCGCTGTCCGGCCCGTCGCTGGACGACATCATCCTCGCCGCGATGAAACTGGAGAAGGGGAATGGAGACGGCGCCAAAGTCATCGAAGGCGAGCCCATTCGCCCACCTTCCGAGACGCCAGTTGTACGAGACGATCAAGTCAGTTCGACCGGCCAAGAAGGCGCTCCAGACCCCTGAGAATGAGACTGAGACCGTCTCAAACCCCGCGTCTCACGCAGTCTCGCGCGTCTCACCAGTCTCACGCGCCGCCACGGCCAAAGCCGCGCTCGACGCCAAGCCATGGATCGCCGCTGGCATGTCGCGAGCCACATGGTTCAGACGCCAGGCCGCAGCCAAGGCGAGCCCGTGACCTCACCCAGCCCGAAATCGCCGCCGACGACTGGCGGGGTCGGCCACCCCACCTTGGCGAGTGCGGGGCGACCGCGTTCAGCGCGTGGTTCCATCCTCCAGTCGGAATTTTCGCATCCCCAAAAATTTATATACTACACCCCAAATATATACATAAGTTTAGCGGACTTTCGACTGCCGGTCGAAGGCGAGCTAAGGGAGGGGGGAGCCGGCCGTTGCGAACCTCTCCCGCTTTTTCCTTTCTGAGGGGGCTGTGGGCATGAGGTTTCCGAAGCCGTGGCGGGTTCAGAACTGTGGCGACTGCTACCGGGTATTCGACGCGAACAACCGGCATTTGTTTATCATCACGGGCGACGAGTTCCTTGACGAGCGTGAGAGGCCGGAGGACGCGACGGTGTTTGAGCATGGGAGCGCCGAGGAGAGGCAGGCGCTGGCCGAGGCAATCGAGGGGATCGAGGGGGAGGAAGCGGCGGCTGATGGCTGAGATGGTGTTGTTGATCGTGCTGATTTTGCTTGTTCCTCAGAATTTAATTGGGGATGTGGCGCATTTGGCTGGTCATGGCTGAGATCCCGCAGGCCTTTGTCGAGGGGTGGCTGGAGTGGAAGCGCCATCCCTCGAAAATGGTGCGCGATCTGTTCGGGGTGGTTCCCGACGCCTGGCAGGAGGACGCGCTCGAGAGCTTCGGGACCACGCCGAGACTGGCGATGCAGGCTTGCACCGGGCCGGGCAAGACGGCGCTCTTGGCGTGGCTGGGGTGGAATTTCCTGCTGACCCGAAGGCATCCGGTGGTTGGGTGCGTGTCGATCAACGCCGACAATCTCAGGGCCAACCTGTGGACGGAGCTGTCGCGCTGGTACGGGCAGGCCCCGCTGCTCAGGCAGATGTTCGTGGTCCAGAAGACCGAGATTTTGTCCCGGGCGTTCCCGGCGACCTGGAAACTGGAGGCGAGAGCTTTCGCCAAGGACGCCGACGCCACCGCGATCGGCAACGCGCTCCGGGGGCTGCACGCCAAGAACGTGATGTGGCTCCTGGACGAGTGCGGCGACATGCCCGACGCGGTCCTGCCGACCTGCGAGGCGATCTTCTCCGGCGAGCCGGACGAGGCCCATATCGTGATGGCGGGAAACCCGCTGAAGCTGAGTGGACCCTTGTACACAGCGGCGACCAAGGCGCGGGCCGACTGGAAGGTGATCGAGATTACCGCGGACCCCGATGCGCCCGACCGGACGCCGCGGGTCAGTAGACAGCACGCCGAACAGCAGATCAGGCTCTACGGGAAAGATAATCCGTGGGTTCTGGTCAATATCTACGGGAAATTCCCGCCGTCTTCATTGAATGCCCTGATCGGACCCGACGAGGTGTCTCAGGCGCAAAGAAGATACTACCGCGAATTCCAGATCGGGGCGGCGGCCAAGGTGATGGGGGTCGACGTTGCGCGCTTCGGCAACGACAAGAGTGTTATTGCTCGACGTCATGGGATCCAGATGCTTCCTTTTCTGGGACAGAGGAACGTCGACTCCACGGTGGGGGCGGGTTGGGTGGCGCGGCAGGCCCAGGACTGGGCTGCGGATGCAGTGTTTATTGATGACACCGGAGGCTTTGGCGCTGGCTGGCTTGACCAGATGAGAGCCTTGGGACGAACCCCGGTGGGGGTGGCGTTCTCGGGTCAGGCGACCAACGGGGTCCGGTATTTCAACAAGCGGACGGAGATGTATTTCGATTTCTGCGAATGGATCATGGCCGGGGGAGCATTGCCGGAGAGCGCGGAGCTCCTGGCGGCCCTGACCCAGACCACCTACAGCTTCAAGGGCGACAAGCTGATCCTCGAGCCGAAGGACGTGGTCAAGGTGAGGCTGGGATATTCCCCGGACGACGCCGACGCGGCGGCGCTGACCTTCGCCTACCCGGTCACGCCGCTGGTGGATATGAGGCGGGTGTTCGGCAAGGCGAACTCGCGCCACACCTTCGAATACAACCCATACGCGAGCGCGGACTGAGGTTGTGTTTCTTGTGGAACAGGTCTGAAGGGGTCTGGATGGGTCCGAAACCGGACAGAAAGAGGTCTGAAAATGTCCGGTTTCGACGGCGCATGCCCGCCGGAGCCAAGCCTCCCTCGGAGGAAGACCGCAAGCGCTGGGCCGAAGCAGACGCAGAAGACGAGCGCGCGGGTTGGGGAGACGCCAGGCGGCGCATCCAGACCGCTTTTGCGGAGCGATAGCCGAAACAGGACAAAAAGGGGTCTGACAATGTCCGGTTCTTTGACCTATGGCGAGCGCGCGGTGGGCTTGAGCTTCAACCCCAGCGGCGATCCGCTCGTCATCGACCTCAAGACCGCGGCGGCGGAATTCATCGACGTCTGCGCCGCCCAGCGCGAGAAGGCGACCGACCCGGAGGTCAAGCGCATGTACTCGGTCGCCATCACGGAGGCCCAGAGCGCGCAGATGTGGAGCGTCAAAGCCGCCACCTGGAAGACGGAAGATCCGCCAAACCCCGCCTGACGGACTTTGGCGGACTGGCGGACAAGTGGCCAAATCAAGGTTTGAAGGGATAATTGCGCCATTGCGCCGAATGACGCCGAATTGCGCGGTTCACCCTTCGTTCGCATCCCGTTCCTGATTTGAGGGAGCGCCGTTCAATTCGTTCAAAATGTTCAAAACGACCTGTCCACCTGTCCGGCAAGGTCAAGCAAGGAGAAAAGCGATGAATGCGCCACAGCACCAGCATATGACCATGAGCGGAGCCTTGGGAGTGGCCGGAGGCGGCGGCTCGGAGCGCGCCGCCATCCAGGCCCTCCAGGACCGGGTCTGGAAGCTCGAAGACCTCGCCGGACTGCACGTCCCCCCGGTTGTGGTCGACGTTCCCCACGCCTATGTCGCGGACCTCCCGGCAGACACCCCAATCGACCCCGGCGCCATCGTCACCTGCACCATGGGCAACTGGGAGGGCGAGCCGGACGCCTACGCCTACCAGTGGCTCAGGGGCGGGACCGACATCGTCGGCGGAACCGCCAACCTCTATACCGTCACCCCGGAAGACGCGGGCTCGGAGCTCGCCTGCAAGGTCGTCGTCTCCAACCCCTACGGACAGGCCGAGTCGACCTCGAACCCGGTCCTGATCGCAGGCGAAATCCCGCCCGCCAAGTCAGCAGGCCCAACCGGCCCGACCGGCGCGACCGGATCCACCGGATACCGCGCCGCTGGATCGACCGACGTGACCGGCGCAACCGGCCCCGCCGAGGACGAGGTCGAGGGCAACGGCAGGAAGCACGGCAAGCGGCGCTGATGGCTCGCCACACGGCGACCATCGTCCATATCGAAGGCGGGCGCTGGCCGTTCGCCTGGGAAGACCTCGGCCTCGAGCCTGATGGCCGCTACGCCACCCTGTTCGTATGCAACGGGGCCGAGTTCATCTCTCGCACCCCCGCGCGATCCGTCAAGGCGCGCGAGCGGGCCGACCGTGACGCCCTGATGTGCCGCGGCTGGCTGCTCGACAGCGTCGATTTCAGGGAGGCCAGATGACCACCCTCGCCTACGCCATCGGCTTCTTCGTCTACGGCGCTCTTTGCTACATCTTCATCGGGGCGGCGGCGATCCTCTGGCACGACCGGATCAGCCTCGCCATCCTGCTCCTCGGCGGCCTCTTCACCGTTGTCGCCTACATGGTTCCGGCGATGGAGACCGACGAGACGCGGCGCTTTCCGGCGTGGCTCGTCGCCGTCTCCATCGCCGGATGGGCGCTGCCGATCTTCGCCGCAATCAAGGTGATCCTATGGGTTTCCTGAAAGGGCCGAAGGCCCCGCCTCCCCCGATCCCGCCGCCCACCGCCCCGACGCTGGCGAGCAACCAGATCAGTCAGGCGATGGCCGCCGAGAGGGCCGCCGCCGCCGCCGCAAGCGGCCAAGGGTTCGACAACACCATCCTGACCTCGTCGCAGGGGACCGGGGGCGAGCTCGGAACCTCGGCCAAGGGCGGCACTAAAGCTCTCTTGGGGGCCGGGACGCAGTGACCAAAGCCGAACTCCCCTCCGGGTTCGCCCACTACGAAATGATGTCGGCCTCGCTGCTGTCGCAGCAGCCGATAGTCCTGCCCGACACCCAGAAGGAGACCAAGAACTGGCGCCGGGCGTTCTCCCACTTCGAAGCCCGGCTCAACTCGCTCAGGATGTGGCGCTACCGGATCTGGGCGCACTGGGCTGAACTGGCAAAATACATCCTGCCGCGAAGGTATCATTGGTTGATCGTGGCCAATAGGATGGACAAGGGCGCTCAGATCAACGACGCCATTGTCGACGGCACCGCCACCCTGGCGATGCAAGTGTGCGCCTCCGGCCTGTGGACCGGGCTGACCAGCCCCTCTCGCCCATGGTTCAAGCTCGAGAAGGCCCTCCCCTGGATCGAACTCGATCAGGACGCCAAGGAGTGGATCGAAGACACCCAGCAGCGCATCTACACGGTTCTCGGGAAGAGCAATGTCTACACCATCCTCGCACAAGCCTTCCAGGACGTGGTGGTCTTTGGGACCGCGCCCGTCATCCTCTACGAAGACTATAAGGACGTCGTCAGAGCCTATCTCCCCTGCGCGGGTGAATACTTTCTTGCGTCCTCCGCTCGGCTTAGTAACGACACGCTGTACCGCGAGTTCACCCTCACCGTCGAAGGCATCGTCGGCCAGTTCGGCGCCGAAAACTGCCCGGACGCCGTCCTGAAGCTGTGGCGGGCCGGACGCGCCTCGCTCGACCAGGAGTTCGTCGTCGCCCACGCCATCCAGCCGAACTTCGCGTTTGGCGACGGCGGCGACGAGTTCCGCATGGTTCCGTCGTCGTTCCCCTACGTCGAAGTCTACTGGCTCAGGGGCATGGCGACCGAAAAGCCGCTCTCCGTCCGGGGCTTTGACGAGAAGCCGTTCTTCGACGCCCGCTGGGCGACCACCTCCAACGACCCCTACGGGCGCTCCATCGGGATGGACGCGCTGCCCGACGTCAAGCAACTGCAACTCGAAACCAAGCGGAAAGGCGAGTTCATCGACAAGGGCGTCCGGCCCCCGATGGGCGCCGACGTTTCGCTCAAGAACGAGCCGTCCTCGATCATTTCCGGGCAAGTCACCTATATCCCGACCGGCTCGCTCGCTGGCGCGCAGCACGGGTTCTTCCCCTTGTTCATGCCGCAGCCGCAGTGGTTGCAGGGCATCACCGCCGACATCGAGACGGTCAAGAAGAGGATCGAGACCGCGTTCTTTGTCGACGTGTTCATGGCGATCACCCGCATGGAAGGGGTCCAGCCGCGCAACGAGCTCGAACTGACCAAGCGGGATCTGGAGCGGCTGCAAGTCCTCGGCCCGTTCATCGAGCAGTTCGAAACCGAATTCGCCGGCCCGCTGATCCAGCGCGTGTTCAATATCCTCGTCAAGCGCAAGATGCTGCGGCCCCCGCCGCCGTCGATGCGCGGCGTGCCGCTCAAGATCGACTACGTCTCGATCATGAAGCTGGCGCAGCGGAGCGCAGAGCTCGTCGCCATGAAGGACGTCCTCGGCACCGCAGGCGCGCTGTCGAGCGCCGCCAAGGCGGCGGGCCAGCCCGACCCGATCCGGGTCATCAACCTCGACAAGAGCATGAGGAAATACGCGGATTTGGGCGGCTTCCCGTCCGACTGCCTCTACACCGACAAGGAAGTCCAGACGAACGACCAGATCCACATGAAGGCCCACCAGGATCAGGCGGCGATGCAGCAGTCGATGGCCGCGGTGCAGGCCGCGCACACCCTCTCCCAGACCTCGACCGGGCCGGACAACGCGCTCTCGGCGCTGCTCGGGCGCGGCGGATCGCAGCAGGGAACCCCG